ATTTTTTGAACACGTATTATAGAAAAATAAAGGATAAAAATTAACATGGAATATAAGAATTATAATAAACGTCCCAACAAAAAGAATTATATGGGATATGTAACACGATGGAATAAGCGAGGATACGGATTTGTCCGCTGCTATGATGATGGAGAGACTTATTATTGTAGCAAAAAGGTTATCAATGATGAGCCATATCTGGTACCGGGTTCAATTGTAAATTTCCAGATTGGACATGGAGTTGACAGGGATGGAGAACCTATGAGTTATGCGTACAATCTTCTGATGGTAGAAGAATGGGAACCTACAGAGAAAAAGCAGAAAAAATAAATTATAGGAGCAGAATATTGATGATAAAAAAAGATATTTATTGGAGAGGAATTTTTTCTCTGGAAATTACAGGTAAATGTAATTTGAATTGTCCACATTGTTTTAATAATGGATCACAAGACTATGAAATATCTACTGAAACGATAGATAGATTATTAGATTTCTCAGATAAATTTGAGCAACTACATTTTACTGGTGGAGAACCGACACTAGCACTAAATAAAATGGAGTATTTTTTAGAAGAATCTAAAAAAAGGAATATAAAAATATACAGTTTAAACATGACAACAAATGGTACAGGGTTCAATGTTGAATTTTATAATGTCCTGGATAGATATAAAAGTTATATCAAACAATGCTTGGAAGAATATTTTAAAAAATCAATAAGTGATGAATGTGCTACGGCACATATAGGTATCAGTATATCAGATGATGAATACCATGAAATAGATGCGGTTGAAGCATATAAAAAAGCCATAAAACTTAATTTTCATAAAGTTGCGTTTATTACTTTTACTACGAGAGGGAATATGGTGGCACAGGTGGGTAGAGGTAAAGATTTTGGTGTTATTGATTATAGAAAATTTAGAACAGGGAAAATTGGTGTAACACATAGAAATACATACTGTCCATATTCTAAATATCTATGCAAAATTGAAAAAGATCCTGCGGTTATGTGCATAATGAGAGTTGATTATAATGGAAATTTATATGCTAATAGTTTTAATGAACTTCTGAAAAATGAATATGTTATTTGCAATATTATGAATACAGAATCTATTTTAGATGCCATAGATGTGTGGAATAATAAAAATCCTTTATATTGTCTCGAAACACCAGGGACTAGAATAGAGGATATTAATATTGATAAAGAAATTAATATGTTATGTAATAAAATTCGACATGAGACCAGCTATGAAAAGTCAACCATAAATTAGTAAAAAATTTCTTTTTCATATCGGTGGTA